ATCAACTTGCGTTCATTCACGACGAGTTGCAGTGGGAAACAACACCAGACGCTGCTGAGATACTCAAGCTTCACTTAGAGGAATCTGCTAAAGCTGCTGGTGAATACTACAACCTCCGAATCCCTATCGCTGCCGAAGGGAAGATCGGATCCACTTGGGCAGATGTTCACTAATTCCACTTACGATTACCATGAGCATGGTATTGCTGGAAATCCCCTTTATCAAGGAGCTATATGATTCTAAATTGAGACAAAGAGTACAGGGATCTGACATTGAATTGGAGCCTCTGTCCTCCAAAGAAATGAACAAAGGGTACTTTGTTGGAAAGTTCTTGCCTCAGCTTAAAGGTGATTACCTGCCGCTACTTTTTAGGTACTTTTTAGATGCCTATAATGTTGAGATCTTGTTGTATAGTAATGGTGTAGGTATTGATGCAACAATCCCAAATTTATGTCACCTGTTCTTGACTCAAAGTAAGCTGAGCAAAAGTTATGGTGGACATAAATACGAGGATGGTATTGCTGACTTAAACCAAGATCTTCCCAGTTGGAAGGTTTCTTTTAAGAACAAGGTTGCAAAGGGGTGGCTAACTATTAATGAGTTGATTCTTAGGCTGGTTAACCAAGAGGCTGCAGATGAATGGAACCGTTTGACAGATGAGTTTCACAAAGTATTTCACGCTAAATTGATGGAGGAATTTGACCGACGTTACCTATCCACTAAGGGATTCAAATTTGCTACTTGAAAAAGTACGCAGCTTTGATGTACGGCTGATCACTATTCAAGAAGCCACCACTATTATCAAAGAATGGCACTATTCACACTCAACTAATGGACTGCTTGTTTCGTATTGCTTTGGGCTATTCTTTCAAGAGCACTTAATCGGCTCTATGATTTATGGTCATCTTGGTATGGCTAATGTCTGGAAGAAATATGCTAAGCAAAAAGAAGATGTAATTGAGCTTCGTAGGCTTGCGTGTATTGACGACACGCCTAAAAATACAGAGTCGTACTTTATAGGTAAAACCTTGCGGTGGCTTAAGAAAAACACACCAATCAAAGTTGTTGTATCGTATGCTGATACCTTCCATGGTCATGCAGGTACAATTTACAAGGCATCAAACTTCAAGCATGTTGGGATGACTAGCCCCGGTAAAGTCATACTTGACAGTGACGGTAGAACCTTTCACGACAAAGCAATCCGCACTACTTATGTGAATGCTAAGGGTGAAAAAAATCTCAAACCATTTGCTCAACGCCTCAAATCTCGATTAGAGAGTGGAGAGGCTCAATACATCAACACCCCAGGTAAACATATCTACCTATACAACCTATCCACTACCGAATGAAAGACACCTTTTCCACCGTCTCTTTGACGTTCTTTCTTAACGATCTCAACACCTGGATCGTTGATCGCATTGACAAAGTTGATGCCAGCAGAGGCACCAAACCGCCTGAGGTTTACTACGACAGAGGTATGATCAATGCCTTCAGAGAAGTACATACTCTGATTAAATCCACACTCATCACCACCCATGACTGAAAAGAACATTAAAAAAAGACAAAAATATACCAAGACTGCCGCGACTATCACTATTGGTGGCAGTAAAATGAAAATCTACATCTACAGTACTCCCACCGAAACCACCACTGACTAATGGCTGTTAAATCAAAGACTGCACTCGGACGAGTGGAGTTCCAATCCAAAGCAAAGTTCAAGCACACCAAACAAGGCAACGGTAAGCGATCCCTGCCTAGTCACGGTCGTAAACAAAAGCGAGGTCAAGGGTGAGTCTTTTAATCGATTGCGACTTCGTGGTATACAAGTCGTGTGCAGCAAATGAGACTGAAATTGACTGGGGATCTGATGTCATTACGGTTACCAGTCGCTTCACCGAAGCCTATGACATGGTACAGCGAGAGTTGCACAACATTGCCAGGGATCTCGGATGCTTCGATGATAGCATTTTGTTTTTCAGCGATTCTACTAATTTCCGCAAGACTATCGACCCTGATTACAAAGGGCACCGTAATAGGAAAAAACCATGCGGGTATCGACGGGTAATCAACAAGCTCAAGGAAGAGTACCAAGTGGTAACCATGCCAACTTTGGAAGCTGATGATGCCCTAGGTATCTACGCCACCAAGGAAGAAGGTCACATTCTCTGTAGCCCAGATAAAGACCTTCGTCAAATACCGGGTCAGCTGTATGACCTTACTCAAGATGTGAGTACTATCACCCCAGAAGAGGGTAGACGGTGGCACCTCATCCAAACACTAGCTGGTGATCAAACTGATGGTTACGGTGGTGTGCCTGGTATTGGCATCAAACGAGCAGTAGCCCTGTTTGATAAGGAAGGGTATTCATGGAAAACAGTTGTTTCAGCGTTTGCTGAAAAGGATCTCAATGAAGATGTTGCCCTGATGAATGCCCGTCTTGCCAAGATTCTTCAATGCACTGACTATGATTTCACCAATCAAGAACCAAGACTTTGGACTCCCAGCTCCGATAGTCGAAATGACGATGGAGCAACAATTCAAACTGAAACAGATTGAAGATGCTCTCCGTCACCCAGAGTCTAAGAAGGAAGACATCATCACGATCTTCCTTGCCTTACAACGCCAATGCTTCGTGCTTGGCAACTCAATGTCCAACCTAGTAAAGAAATGGCCCACTCCAGTTCCACAGGTCCAGCCTACTACCGACGAGGATCCATACAAGTCTGGGATTTCATTCGAGACCAAGACCTAAACTTCCACCTTGGCAATGCCATCAAATATATCTGCCGTGCTGGATACAAAGACAGCAAGATTACTGATTTAGCCAAAGCAATCCACTATCTCACTAATGAACTCGAAGCAACAACAAGCAAAGGAATTCAGGACAAGTTTCCAGGTCAGGAACAGTACGAGTCCAGCTTCACGGACTATGCAGCGGACTTTGATCGTTGAAGAATTCAAAGAGTTCCTTGATGCTGAGAACCAGCTGATCATGGGTCTCACAATCAACGCTACTGATTGCTTGAAAGAGTTAGCTGACCTTGTGTATGTCTGCTACCAGTATGCAGAGAACCTTGGATGGGACCTTGATGTGGCTCTGGACAGAGTACATGAGTCGAACCTATCCAAGCTTGATGCTAACGGTAATCCCATCTACCGAGAAGACGGGAAGGTTCTAAAGGGACCTAACTATCAACCACCAAACCTTAGTGATCTTGTCTGATATGTCTGTTGAACTTATTGCCCGCACTGGTCGAGTACAAAGCTGGATCGATGATCCAACCTCACGACTGCCTGTGTCCTGCACAGTATTTGTCGTAGAAGATGAAATGGAGGGACCTAATGGAATCGAAGCATCCTGGCGTTTTGTTTCCCACGCTCTCCGCTACGGAGCTGGCGTGGCTGTCCATCTATCCAAGCTCCGACCCAAAGGAGCTGAAAATGGCAAGGGACTTGTGGCTAGCGGCCCAGTATCCTTTGGAAAGATCTACTCCACACTCAACGAAATCCTGAGGCGAGGAGGGGTCTACAAGAATGGGGCTGTGGTCCTACATCTGGATCTTAATCATCCTGATGTGCTTGAGTTTATTACTGCTGACCGTGCTGATCTACCTTGGGTCAAGCGTTGCGTCAACATTAACCGTCCGTGGTGGGAAGCTACCACTCCTGAAGTCAGGGAAGCACTCCTCCAGGGAATCCGTAAAGGAGACATCTGGCTCAACAAAACAAAGGTAGATCGTAATGGAAATCGTATCCGAGGAAACGTATGCTTGGAAGTCTATCTGCCCTCACGGGGAACCTGTCTACTTCAACATGTTAACCTCGGGGGATGTGAACTCCATGACATTCAGCGTGCGTTTGTCACAGGAATGTCCCAGCTGTGCGCCCTACACGGAAAAACAAATGTTGGAGATAGCGGAGAGTACCTCCCTTCGGAGACAGATCGCCAAGTCGGTCTCGGACTTCTGGGTCTCGCAAATTGTCTTGCCAACCATGGAGTGACCTATAAGCAGTTTGGTGAGGCACTGAATGACATTCGCAATAATCGGATGGCTCAGACTCCTGCCCATATCCTTGCTGCTGAGATCAACGCTGGCATCATGGCTGCTGCTCATGTAGCACGAGAAAACAACATGGATCGGGCGTTTGCTATTGCTCCTACAGCAAGCTGCAGCTACCGATACACCGATCTCAATGGCTATACCACCTGCCCTGAGATTGCACCTCCTATTGCCCGTCAGGTGGACCGTGACAGCGGTACATTTGGTGTCCAGAGCTATGACTACGGTCCTGTTGAGATCGCGTCAGAGGTTGGCTGGAAGGACTATAACGCAGTGGCAGATGGCATTGTATCTCTGCTTGATAAGACGGGACTTCTTCACGGCTATTCGTATAACTCGTGGTCTGATGTGATCACGTATGACGAGGAGTTCATTGAGGAGTGGCTGGATAGCCCCCAAACATCTCTTTACTACTCACTTCAGGTGATGGGAGACGTTCAGGATAAATCCAGTGCTTATGCTGCACTAGATGAAGCTGAGGTTGACGATTACTTGGAGTCTATCCTTAACGACCCTGCTCCCCAGTGTAATTGCGGCGAATGAACCCCTACGAAAAACTACAACAAAGAAAGAGGAAGTGGTCTCCTGTTCAGACCACAGCTGGCAAGCTGAATGAGGGTGCGGAGGAAGCTATCTTCCGTGCTCTTGCTATGCGTCATATGGAACTACCTGTAGGTGAATTTATTGAAGCATCGCTTTCTGAGATTCCAGTACTATCGCAAGACCTGCTCCGATCTAACATCAAAGACGAAGAGAACCACGACTTGGCTCTCGGTTACATCGCCAATGCTATCGGCACTGATCCTAAAGCTGAGGAAGAAGCCAAGCGAATCCGAGCTGCGTGGGAAGCGCATCCTGATCACACGGTCCTCAAAGCACTTGTTGCCGAGCGTGCGTTGTTCTTCGTTCTACTCCCGTTCTTTCGATTTAATGGTGACGCTGGTCTCCGCACCGTCTCCGCTGACATCAGTCGAGATGAACAAGTCCATGTGGCTGCAAACTCTCTTGTCTGCAGGGAACTTGGACTCACCCCATCTCCAAGTCTCGACAAGCTCAGGAAGGCGACGATCAATTGGGTTATGACACCTTTGAAATCGTCCACTAACAAATATCTGGACAAAAAATTTTGGCTGGATGCTAGCGATCGTTTGATGTATGAGGGCAAGGCCCCTGAACTTTCTGACACCAAGCGAGCCCGAATGCCTGCCTTCTTTGAACATGCCAACCCAAATCTCCCTCAATACGCTTAGGCTCCACAACGACAGGCTAGACCAGCTCATCAAAGAAGTTGAAGACTACTTTGACTGGCAGCCTGTCACACCCAAAGATAATATCGAGAACATCATGTACCGTGCTGGTCAAGCCAGTGTGGTCGCTTTCCTCAAACAAAAACTGGATGAAATCTAATGTGCTTTGGATCTGCTCCTTCGCCACCGAAACCACCGCCGTTGATGCCTGCTCCTAAACCACCCCCGCCGCCTGCTCCTCCACCGCCTGCTCCAGCTCCTGTACAACCAGCTGATGCAGAGCCAATCCTGAAGACTAAGGAGAGTCGTCGGGAAGAGGCAGGCATGATGTCTAAAGGTACATCTTCACTGCGAATCCCGTTGACGGGTAGCCGTGGAGGTCTTAATCAAGGCTAATGAAAGCTCGTGATCGCTACACGCAGCTCACCAGTAACCGTAATGAGTTCCTAGACACGGCAGTTGAATGCTCAAAGCTGACGCTGCCGTATCTCGTACAAGATGATACGAATACCCAGAACTGGAAGAAACTCCCAACTCCTTGGCAGAGTGTTGGTGCAAAGTCGGTAGTCACACTCGCATCTAAGTTGATGCTTGCGTTGCTACCCCCTCAAACCACCTTCTTTAAGTTTCAGATCCGTGATGACAAGCTAGGACAAGAGATCCCAGCTCAAGTCAGGAGTGAACTAGACCTATCCTTCTCCAAGATGGAGAGGATGGTGATGGATTACATCAATGGATCTAGTGATCGAGTCGTTGTCCACCAAGCAGTCAAACATTTGATTGTTAGTGGCAATGCCCTCATCTACATGGGTAAAGATGGCCTGAAGAACTTCCCCCTTAACCGCTATGTGGTTAATCGGGATGGTAATGGCAACGTCTTAGAGATTGTCACAAAGGAACTGATCTCACGGAAGATACTTGGTGATGTACTGCCCGAACCAAACCCCAACGCACCTGGGGATGATGGCTACAAGACAGGTGCAGATGATGACGACGTTGAGGTATACACCTACGTCCGACTAGATAACGGTCGCTGGGTCTGGCATCAGGAAGTGCTCGATAAGATCATTCCTAACAGCCGATCCACTGCTCCTAAGAATGCTAGTCCGTGGCTCGTCCTCCGTTTCAACACAGTTGATGGAGAAGACTATGGTCGTGGTCGAGTGGAGGAATTCCTTGGAGACTTACGGTCTCTTGAAGGGCTCTCTCAGGCCCTCGTAGAAGGCTCTGCAGCAGCCGCTAAGGTTGTCTTCGTGGTATCACCCTCAAGCACTACCAAACCCCAAACCCTGGCTCAAGCAGGCAACGGTGCAATCGTTCAGGGCAGGCCTGAAGACATCGGTGTTATCCAAGTTGGTAAGACTGCTGACTTCCGTACTGCTGCTGAGATGGCAAGCACCATTGAGCGGCGTCTTGCTGAAGCATTCCTTGTGTTGAATGTACGGCAGTCTGAACGCACTACAGCTGAAGAGGTACGCCTCACTCAAATGGAACTTGAACAACAACTCGGTGGACTATTCTCCCTGTTGACTGTTGAGTTCCTTGTTCCGTATCTCAACCGCACACTCCTTGTCCTTCAGCGTGACAATGAGCTGCCCAAGATTCCTAAAGATCTTGTACGTCCACAGATCGTTGCTGGTGTTAACGCACTTGGTCGTGGTCAGGACAGAGAATCGCTGACACAGTTCATCACTCTCATTGCTCAAACCCTGGGACCTGAGTCGCTGATGAAATATATTGATCCCACCGAAGCTATCAAACGCCTTGCTGCTGCACAGGGTATTGATGTCCTGAACCTTGTTAAGTCTGCTGAGCAGATGCAAGAGGATCAGCAACAACAGATGCAGCGTTCCGCACAGCAATCGCTTGTTGATCAGGCAGGTCAGCTGGCTGGTGCTCCGATGATGGATCCCTCTAAGAACCCTAACCTCAATGGAAACCCACAAGCCGATCAGGCCGCCCAAGAGCAAGCTCCCCCCAGTCAGTAAGCCTGACACCTCTGGAGCTGAGAACAAATACGCAAGGAAAACGTTGATCGGTCCTGCTAAGTGTAAGGATGTCGTGAATACTGTTGGACTTGGAAACCTTAATGTCGAAACCACCTATGGCAAATCAACTGACGTATGATCCAACTGAAGCTACTGATGAAGAGTTCAGTGCTGAAGAGCTAGAGTCTCTAGCAGTTGGAGAAGAACTTGCACAGGAACAAGAGCGTCTTCTTGCTGGCAAGTACCGTGATGCAGAAGAACTGGAGAGGGCCTACATGGAACTCCAGAAGAAACTCGGAAGCCAAGACACCGAGCAAGTTGATGAAGAACCGGAGCAAGACACCGAGCAAGTCGATGAAGAGTATGAGCTGCCTGCTGGTGCTGAGCTAATCCAACAAGCATCAGCTGAATACTACGAGAACGGTGGTCAACTCAGTGAGGAGACACTTAATCGTTTCTCTGAGATGTCCAGCCGTGATCTTGTAGAGTCCTACATGGCACTGCAAGCTAATCAACCTCAACAAGAAACAGCACAGGTTGCTGACCTCAGTGAGCGTGAGGTGAACTTCATTCAGAACAGTGTTGGTGGTGAACAAGCCTACTCAAATCTCGTTCAGTGGGCAGGAGAAAACCTCCCTGCCGATTATGTCCAAGCCTTCGATAGCGTGGTGGAGTCTGGTCAGGTTCAAGCTATCCAGCTTGCTGTCGCAGGTCTGCAGCGTGAATACGAGAATGCTGTTGGCTATGAAGGACGGGTTCTTAGTGGAAAGGCAGCAGCTAACAGCGTGGATACGTTCCGCTCTCAAGCTGAAGTAGTCCGTGCCATGAATGATCCTCGCTACGAAGCTGACCCTGCCTATCGACAGGATGTCTTCGACAAACTTGAACGTTCCAACATTCAATACTAATGACCGTAACCACCAACGAACGTAACCACCAGAACATCTTCGCTAAAGAACCTCCCATGTATACAGACGAGAATTACACTGTGCCCCATAACGAACGTGCTGAACTCCTCAATGGTCGCCTTGCTATGCTTGGTTTCGTGGCTGCTGTTGTCTCTTACCTCGTGACAGGTAAGTTGTTCTTCGGAGTTTATTGAAGCGATTAGCACCTCCTAAACGCTTCATAGGCTCAGCCTCCTGCGAGCGGTGTTGAGCCTTTTGAGTAGACGGAAATAAGAAAGTTCCTTGCTATCTTATTATGCTACCTCTTCTAACAACTCTGTCGGTGATCTCCTCTTGGTATGGTCCTGGTTTCCATGGGAACCTTACCGCTAGCGGATCACGATACAATCAAAACGGCCTTACTGCAGCTCACAAGACACTCCCCTTTGGTACCAGACTTCGTGTTTGTTTCCAACGGTGTGCCGTAGTGGTGGTCAACGACCGAGGACCTTACATTCATGGTAGGACACTCGATCTCAGTAAAGGTGCGGCTGATGCTATCGGTCTCACTGCCTCTGGTGTTGGACGAGTCAAAGTAACACGACTCAACTAACTACAAACTAATGGTTGCAACTCTCGCAGCACCTAAGTCCCGAGTCAATCCTTGGGACTCTTATTTAAGCTGGGTAACCAGTACAAACAATCGTCTTTATGTAGGTCACTTCGGGGTTCTAATGATCCCTTGTTTGTTGGCCGCAACCACTTGCTTCATTCTTGCTTTCATCGCTGCACCACCTGTTGACATCGATGGTATCCGTGAACCCGTAGCTGGGAGTTTAATGTATGGAAACAACATCATATCGGGAGCCGTCGTTCCGAGCAGCAATGCCATCGGACTACACCTCTACCCAATTTGGGAAGCTCATTCACTTGATGAATGGCTCTACAACGGGGGTCCGTTCCAACTTACGGTCTTCCACTTCCTCATTGGCATCTATGCTTACATGGGACGGGAGTGGGAACTTAGCTATCGACTAGGGATGAGGCCCTGGATCTTTGTCGCATACTCCGCACCTGTTGCCGCAGCTACAGCGGTATTCCTTGTCTACCCGTTTGGTCAGGGTAGTTTCTCCGATGCTATGCCTCTCGGTATATCGGGTACCTTCAACTATATGCTCGTTTTCCAAGCCGAACATAACATCCTCATGCACCCGTTCCACATGCTCGGTGTCGCTGGGGTATTTGGTGGGTCGCTATTTAGTGCGATGCACGGTTCGCTTGTTACGTCCTCGCTTGTTCGTGAAACGACTGAAGAGGTGTCTCAGAACTACGGTTACAAGTTTGGCCAAGAGGAAGAGACCTATAACATTGTTGCTGCTCACGGTTATTTTGGTCGGCTTATCTTTCAATACGCCAGCTTCAATAACTCTCGTAGCCTTCACTTCTTCCTTGCTGCTTGGCCTGTTGTCGGTATCTGGTTCGCTGCTCTAGGTGTTAGCACCATGGCGTTTAACCTGAATGGGTTTAACTTTAACCAATCACTCATTGATAACAAAGGCAATGTCGTTAATACTTGGGCTGACATTCTCAATCGTGCTGGTCTGGGCTTTGAAGTGATGCACGAGCGCAACGCTCACAACTTTCCGCTTGACCTTGCTACTGCTGAGGCAACTCCTGTAGCACTCACTGCCCCTACTATTGGTTAACACTATGGCTTACGATCCTAAGACTTCTACAGCTATCCCCACGTATGTTGTCAAGACTACTGGTGATCGCTTCTTCATTCCTGCATACCCTGATCCTCATGTTAAGGCTGGTGATCTTGCCAGCTGTAAGGCACTGAGCCCTAAGGGTGTAGAGAAGGTGGCAACCTAAATGCAATGGAGTAAGGCACCTCAGTGTCGGACCTTGCTCCTATTGGCTTAGGCCGACTACGGTCGATACCCTTTGCCATTGACAGTTCGGAGAGACGAACAAAAAAACTGCTACAAAAATTTCTCAAGATCTTGAGAGCAAGTCAAACACACTTTCTCTCTTTTAACTACAATGGCTGCTCCTAACGCAACCCAATCGCCTTTTGGTGTAATTAATAAGGCTGTCGCTGACACCGACAAGTCTCGTGTATATGATACTAAGTACGCAACGTACCTGAAGCTGTTCAGCGGTGAGCTGTTCAAGGCTTATGAAGCTGCTTGTATCGCAAAAGGTACCGTTCAGAACCGTACCCTCAAGAATGGAAAGAGCCTCCAGTTCATCTTCACTGGCCGTATGACGGCTGACTACCACACCGTTGGTACCCCTATCCTTGGTAGTGGTGATCCGCCTGTGGCTGAGAAGACCATCGTCTGTGACGACCTGCTGGTTTCCAGTGCTTTCGTCTATGACCTGGATGAGACCCTTGCCCACTACAGCCTGCGTGGCGAGATCGCTAAGAAGATCGGCTATGCCCTTGCTGAGGCATACGATAAGAAGATCTTCCGCACCATCGCTAAGGCTGCCCGTGAAGCTCACCCCATCACTGCTGCTCCTGGTCCTGAGCCTGGTGGTTCTATCATCAAGCTGGGTGCTGGTAATGAGCTGAGTGCTCAACACCTCGTCGATGCTTTCTTTGAAGCTGCTGCTATTCTCGATGAGAAGAACCTGCCTAAGCAAGGTCGTACTGCTATCCTGACCCCGCGTCAGTACTACGCACTTGTGTCGCAGGTGGACACCAACATCCTCAACCGTGACTTCGGTGCCTCACAGGGCAACCTGAACAGTGGTGAAGGTCTCTATGAGATCGCTGGTATCTCGATCCGTCGTTCTAACAACCTGCCGTTCAAGGCTGGCACCATTGCTAAGGTGTCCGGTGAGAACAACGATTACAGCGGTGACTTCTCTGCTCACTGTGGTCTGATCTACCAGAAGGATGCTGCTGGTGTGGTCGAGGCTATTGGTCCTCAAGTGCAAACCACCTCTGGTGATGTGTCGGTCCTGTATCAGGGCGACATCATCGTGGGTCGTCTTGCTATGGGTGTTGGCACCCTGAACCCTGCTGCTGCTATTGAGCTGCAGGCTGCCTGAGGTAACTAATCATGGCTTCTGGTGGCGGTGGAGGTGGTGGTGTTAGCACTACTACGCTCCCTACTGTAACTGGTCACACTGTTGTGGAGGTAACCTTCCCTCGTCGTAATAGCGATGCAGGGAGGGCTCCCTACTCCATTAAGAGTGAGACTTACGATCCTCGTTCCTCTAAATACTGAGAATAATTATGGCTGCTAATCTCTCTACTGAGAAAGGTACCACTGCCGCTCAGAGCGGTGTGTGTGCTACCGCAACCCGAGCCTCTGTTGCTCGTACCCGTCGTGCCTTTGGTGGTACGGCTGTCGCTGCCTCTACGGTAGTGTCTGTCTCTCAAGGCATCCGCAACTATGCGGGTGGTGTTGAGTGTAACCTGCCTACTATCTAAGTAGGAACTATCGGGGAGGCCTTAACTGGTCTCCCTTTTTTTTATCCATACATATAACGCTATTGTTATACCATGTTCCCAACGACCTACGATACCGACACCGAACTGTCCGCTGTTAACACGATCCTGGGGACTATCGGCCAGGCACCTATCACCACTCTTGACTTCCATAACCCTGAAGTTAGCTTCGCCTATAACCTTCTAGGGGCAGCTTCTGAGGATGTTCAAAATGAAGGATGGGTATTCAATCGAGAGGACGCATACCCGCTGATCCCTAACAGTGACGGTGAGATACTGCTCCCTGCAAATGTCCTACAGATGGACTTCTCAGCTGACCCTGTTTACCGCAACCAAGATGTAATCCGTAGAGGACAGAAGCTCTACGACAAAAAGAACCATACCTACAAATTCACTGGTAAGCTGGAGTGTGACATCCTCTGGAAGTTTGATTACTATGACCTTCCCCAATGCTTCAAGCGTTACATCACTCTCAGGGCATCCCGTGTAGCCGCTGCACAGATGGTGGGTAACCAAGAAGCCTATAAGTATGCCTCTGATGCTGAAGGCATGGCTCGTGCTGCCTGTGTTGAGTATGAATGTAATCAGGGTGACTACAGCTACTTTGGATTTGAGGGTGGCTATTCTGCGTATCAACCATTTAAGGCTCTTGCACGATGACAGCTATTACACAAAGCATCCCTAACTTTTCTCACGGGATCTCTCAACAACCTGACTATCTGAAGAGACCTGGACAAGTTCGTGATCTAGTGAATGGTCTGCCTGATGTTACACAAGGCCTACTGAAGCGTCCTGGTGGTCGTCGTATTGGTACACTAGATACAACCAGTGGTGGTAAGTGGTTTACCATCTACAGGGATGAAGAGGAGCAGTACATTGTTCAATACAAAGATGGGTTGTTTAGGGTATGGTCGTTGCTTGATGGACTGCCTAGGGCTGTTAACTATACCGATAAACCTAACTCTGATCACATCAAAGTAGATGATGGTGATCCTAATGCTGGTCTTGCTAAGTGTGACAACGTAGCACTTGAACAAGCTACTCAAGCTTACCGTGTAGCCAAGTGGCATGTTGATAATATCTGGAATCAGATATGGTCACTTGAACATCAGATTAACGAAATAACTAGGGACTACTACTCAGTCACTGGTACTGAGGTGTACTACCAAGATAAGAAGAAAGGTAAGGACTACTATGAGCTTACTCTTGGTCATGTAGTGATGCAATACCCTAAGGAAAAGCTTGATGTCAACAAACCGTGGCCGCTGCCAGTCAATAAGAAGATCAGAGTAGGCAACAGACGTCACAGAAATGTACTCATTAAACTACCTCCTGGTGTGTGGCCTCATGGTACCCTAAACCTTGTTAGGGGTGATATCTATGAGTACATCGTTGAGTTGGTTGCTCCAGCCTCTGACCCTAGAGATCCTCTTCGGAATCAAATTGCTAGCTTGAAGGGACAGCTTGCTGGGCTTGAGGCTAACCTTGTCGCTGCCAGAGAGGCCTATGAGCTGAAGGCACTACCCTGTGGTATTACCTCCTATCCAGTGGCTCGCAGTACTAACAACGTTCCAGTTGTTCCTGACTATCTTGCTGACACTGATCCAAAGGACATTGAAGTCTTGACGATCAACGACTATACCTTCATCTCTAACAGGAACCGTAAGGTAGCGATGGGTGCTGACAAATCACAGCTCAGACCCTACGAAGCATTCGTCAGTATCAATACCCTGGCTGCTAACTCCAACTACTCCATTGACTTGTCTTGGACAGATAACCCAACAACTAGCACAGTCACTAGAGCTACCAAGTTAAACGTCAGTCCGTCTAGCTGGGAAGATCGTGATGGTAATCCTAAGTACACAGATACACAGGAGTTCACTGAATCACACGGTGCTGGTAAGGATCTACGGTTCACGCTAGAGACTAGAGGACAGTCCGTACCAAAGAGTAACAAGAACCCAAGCAAGGGCTACAAATCTGAGTACACGACAACGATTACCTTGCTGCATGGTGGTCTTGGTTGGAATGTTGGTGATACCTTTACTGTCAGCATGAGTGGTAAAAGCTACGTGGTAACTGTTGCAGCTACCTCTAGTGAAGTCACTTATTCGTCAGCTACTGGTGGCACCCCTGTTGAAGCGATCACACCGAATACAGGTGTTATCAGTATCTCAACCCTTCTGAATAACCTGAAGTCTGGTATTGAAGCTCAGTCCTTTGGTATCCAAGCAACCATCATTGGCAGTGGTCTCTACATCACCAGTGCTAAAGCCTTTACCATTAAGACAAGGGCAGCTAGCTACATGACTGCTTTCACCAATGAAGTTGCTAACATTGCCAAGCTACCCATCGAATGTAAGAACGGGTACATTGTCAAGATCAACAACAGTGGTGAGAAGGAAGACGACTACTGGGTTCAATTCAAAGGTCGTCAAGGTAACGATGGTGTCGGTGTATGGGAAGAGACGATCAGACCTGGCATTGAGACCAGCTTCTCTTACTCTTCGATGCCTCACCAACTGAGGCGACTTACTGATGGAACCTTTGAGTTTGGTCCTGTTGATTGGGAGATGCGTCTTGTTGGTGATAACACAACCAACCCTAAGCCTAGCTTTGTTGGTAAGTCAATCAATAAGATGTTCTTCTTTAGGAACAGGTTAGGACTGATCAGCGATGAGAACGTCATCCTGAGTCGAGCTGGTGATTACTTCAACTTCTGGAGTAAGACAGCACTTGCTGTACAAGCATCCGATCCAGTTGATATTAGCTCTAGCAGTACTTATCCAGCTATCCTGTATGACGCTGTGCCGTTTATGCAGGGCGTTATCTTGTTCTCTCCTACACAACAATTCCTACTGACAACTGATCAGGATGTGTTTGGACCTGAGACTGCAAAGCTAATCCTCACATCTACATTCCGCTATAGCATCGATCTTCCTGCATTCAATCTTGGTACGACTGTTGGATTCATCAACAAGACTGGTAAATACTCCAGATTCATGGAGATGAGTAACATCAATCGTCAGTCACCTCCTGAACTGATTGAGCAGTCAAAGATTATCTCAGAGATGATCCCAGGTACAATCAACTGTCTAGCAGATAGTCGAGAGTCAGATATTCTGATGCTTGGCACCTCTTCAGTGGATGGTTCTGTTTCATCTAACAGGGTCTATGGTTATCGCTACTTCAATGATGGAGAGAAGCGTATTCAATCCGCTTGGTTCAAGTGGGATCTAAGTGGAGAGCTGGAGCATCATGCAATCCTTGGTGATAGCTACTACACGGTTACTCAGCATAATACTACTGATGGCCCTAAGCTATTTCTTTATCAATATGATCTGAACCCTAAAGTAGAGTCAACCTACATCTCTGATGGTTCTGGTATTGAGTATCCTGTGTCTCTAGATAACTACACAATGGTTAGCCCTATTGGTATCAGTTATGACAGGACTACAGGTGACTCTAAGTTTGAACTTCCTTGGCCTTATGATCCGAGCCGCACCGTTGTAGCTTTTGCTATTGGTAGTGGTGCGAAGCAGGGCTGGCTAAGCTACCCTAAGATCAAACTTGAGAACGGTAAGCATTACTGTCACATGGATGGTGTATGGACTGATACAACCCTTGTAGTTGGCTATGACTATGAGATGAAGGTTGTGGTTCCCAACATCTACTTAAGTAAAGATGACTCTACATCTAATCGAGTTGTGGCTGATACCCGCAGCTCATTGATGATCAATAGGATGAAGTTCAGATTTGGCGAGTCTGGTACATTCGTAACCACTGTCAAACGTAAAGGCAGAGAGGATTACACTGAGCTGTGGGAGACACGACCTAGTGATTCCTATGATGCTGATACTCATTCTGTTGCTGCTGAACGTGCCTTGACTGTTCCTGTCTATGAAAGGAATACAAACGTCACGGTTGAACTAACCAGCAAACACCCTACACCAGCAACACTGTTCTCACTTGACTGGGAAGGGAACTATACAAACATGTACTACAAACGTGTCTAAGTACATTCACCCGATCACGTTGGAGGCTGCCATAGAGGTGGCCTCTAACCTTCGTACAGACGACTACAGGGAGCTTGTAGAGGGTCACGGGGTAGATCCTATGGCAGTACTACCACAGACCGCTTCCTGGTCCTCTACGGTGTCATTCACGGTGCCAGACGGCAGGATTGCTGGACTGGCTGGTGTAGCAGATGGTAACTCCATATGGATGCTATGTACTCCAGCCGTGGAAGACTTCCCCCACACCTTTGCAAGAGAAGCGAAGAGGTTCATTAACGCTAGAACAGAACCTCTGTTATGGAACATTGTGGACAAACGGAATACCGTCCACCTGAAACTACTTCAATTCCTTGGCTTCAAGTTTCTCCGTGAAATAAATCACGGTCCAAATAATCTAACCTTTATCGAATTTTGCCGTGTGCCTTCCAGCAATTGGAGCAATAGCAGGAGTAGCGTCTAGTGCAATGGGTGCTGTTGGAAGTTACCAACAGGGTCAAGCAGCCAACGCTAACGCTATTGCCAGCTACAAGCATCAAATTCAGATGCGTGAACATGATTGGCGTATGCAGCTCAGTACCTGGGCACATCGTCGATTAGAGTATAAGAATGAAGTACGCTCTAATGAAGAAGCTGCTAACCGTGGATATGCTGCTGAGCAGACACGGTTGAATGAGCAGTTCATGCAAGCTGCCTTCCAAAAACAAGACATGCTTGTTGGTCTACTTCAACAGCAAGGGTTGAACGGTGAACGAGTTGGTAACTCTGCTGCTAAGATCAACCAATCAATGCTATCTCAGTATGGTCGTAATAATGCAACGATTGCTGCCAACCTAAGTTCTGCTCGCAACGCTATGACAGAACGTCAGGAGGACATTCGTCGTCAGCTGCAAAGCGGTAACCAGAAGGCATACAGTCAGGTTGCTCTCAGACCTATTGCAGGTATTGCTCCTCAGAAGCCACAACTTAGTGATCCAACCATGGGTCTTGTTGGTGGTCTACTTGGTGCAGCAGCTGGTGGTATTGGTGCATTCAACTCATTGAAGGCTCCAAGTGCTGGTAACTTTGGTACCAATAACTGGGGAGGCTCTGGTGCATCTAACTTCCGACCTAATACAAACATTCCTGGCATTAACTACGGTGGTGTTCCGTCCTTCGCAATGCCGAGTGGAGCAAGCTGGGCTAACTCCTTTAACTACCAAACCTAATGGCAAACCAAGTACAATTTCAAGGGTCTGCCGAGTCTAAGGGCTTTGCTCCCATACAGCAGACTACCTATATTCCTAGGCTTCAGGAGAACCAAGAGCGTTTACTTGAAGCAGAACAAACTAACTTTGAACTAAGCCAGACTTACGCTAGGACTAGGCAGTTTGTTGATAACAATAACCTTGACCAGCTAGCTAAGTTTTCTTCTACTCTGTCTGACACTCTCATGGCAGAAGCTAAAAAGAAGAACGAAGCTGATATGGAAGAAGGTGTAATGCAGGCCTATATGGATGGCATTAGCACTGAAGAGAATCTAGCTTTTGAGATTGCCGAAGGCTACCTCAAGGATAACGATGATCAGATCCAAGGTATTGGTGACGCGGCTCAAGCTACTGGTGCTCCATTTATGGGTGTCCAGAAGATCCGTGAACTGAGTGGATGGAAAGCTTATGGCTATGCCATGGGTATGGCTCAGAATGCTGGTCATGGTTATGGTGCTGCTATGGAGCAGGCATTAGCTGATGTCCCTGAAGATATCAGTGCTGCAGAGAAAGCTGTCTACCTTTCTAATGCTCGTGCTCAGTTCATGCGTCAGTCTGGTCTACTTGGTATGAACCCTGCTCTCCTTAACAAGTATGCCTTCCCAGGTATGAGGGAAGCAGACTCTGTTATTATGAACAAGTGGAGGAAGCAGGAAGAGGATACAATCAAAGCTCAATATATCGATGAAGCTCAAACAGTTCTTGGTGCTGATCCTGTAGGTAACTTCTCTAAAGCTATCGACATGATGGTACGAGGTGGTATCCCTAGGGGTAAGGCTCGTGCTGAGATACTTGGTATGTTGGAGAGCACTGAAGACATTAACGCTGTTGGTAGCTCTGTGTCTTGGGATGGTAAGCTGACTTGGGAAGAGAAGTATCCTATTGAGTTTAGAAACGCTCGTCGTAAGGCTAACCAACAAGAGATCGATAACTACAACCTAGACAAGGCTCAGTCAGCCCTAGAAGGTAAGCAGTGGTTTGATCAACTGCAAGAGATGTGGGAGCAAGAACCTCCTACTGATGAAGAACTTGCAGCTGCTGAACGCTACATGTCTGATAACTTTGACTATGTTGACTCCAGACTTGGAGAGCGTTGGAAGAGTAGGACAACTGATGCTGAATCTAAGGAATACTATCGTGATCAATTTGATGCACTGGAGAGAGCAGGGCAGCTTACTGAAGCAATGCTCAATGATCCAGCGGTACCGTCTGATGTACGTCGTAGCTTCTTAGCGCAAGCACAAGCACAAGATAAGGCTCGTAGAGATACACCTGAGTTTAAGCAGTATACTAAAGAACTAGAAGAGACCCTGAAGCGAAATGCAAAGCAGGAGGGATTACAGCCTAGTGTTGCTGGTTTGGAACTTGCTATTGCTCGTGCCCAAGGTGACTTCCAACGTCACTTCACTGCTGCCTTGCAGGGTGGTGCTTCGGCATCACAAGCTGCTGCTAATGCCTTTGCTCTTGTTAATGCCGAGATCCAACGAGGTGTTGGTGATCCAATCAATAAGATCGCAGGCACTGGTGTGTATGCCTTTGATGATACTGATGGGTTTACTGGTGTAATCCCTAAAGCGTTCCAAGGTAACTGGCAACGGCACAAAGCTAACATTGATAACATCCTCAGTGCTGGTTCTACAACCATAGATACACATGCTCTCATCCCTGAGGCAACCCTCAAAGAAGCGCTGAAAGGTATCAACAGTCCTAACTATCAATACCCAGCTATTGCTACTTACATCTCTGATCGCTTTGGTGGTAAAATCAGTCCCTGGGAAGTTATCAACCGTCAGCTCAAAGCTCGTGGTCTTGGTGAACTACCTACAAATCCAAACCTCCAACCCTCAACTCAAGGTATTCGACCTGAGATGATGAGGCTGCTACACTACAGACCTTCCTATAATCGGGTTACTCGTGCATATGAAAGTGCTGGTAGCTTAGACACAGCGGCAGTTCCTTTCAGTGGAGTACTTTCACTGTTACGGAGTGGTGAAGGTGGTTGGGATTCAGCCAATCGTGGTAGGGCTGGGGATACGCCTGGTGGGGTTGCTGGTCTGAGCCGTAAGACGTTGGGTCAATGGAAACAACTACAAGCACAAGGTTACTTTGCCTTGGGTGCTTATCAGTTTATTCCAGAAACATTGAGGCTGGCAGCTGGTGAAGCTGGTATCAATGACAGCACGGTGATGACACCTGCAGTGCAGGATCGCCTTGCAGTGCAGTTGATGATCGGAAGTAAGCGACCACGCCTTGCAGCATACCTGAGAGGTCAGAACGACGACATCGGTGCAGCGTTGGATGATCTAGCGTTGGAGTGGGCATCAGTTCACACAGCCAGAGGAGGTACAGCCTATGCTGGTATCGGTGGTAACGCTGCTTCGATCTCACGCAACAGTGCAGCACAACAACTGCAACGTGCAAAACAACTGTTCCTTAGTGGTAGTGGTGGTAGTAATACTAGTCCTTGGAGGAACCCTGCTCTATTGAATCCTAGGGTTGCTTACATCACAGGAAACATTGGTCCTGGATCAACTGGGCCGCACCTTGATGTCAAACGCACCGACCGTGGTCGTTTCTCTGAGAATGCTCTTGACAGGTATGTAGAAATTGATGACCCTCAGTTTGGTCGTATCTCTCCTGGTGATCTAAGGAGGAAGCTTCCTGGTCGTGGTGACGACTTTGATGGGCACGTAGCTAGAAATTCACACGGTATTGATTACCCAACAGCTAGTGGTTCTAGGGTCTACCTTAAAGGCGGTGCCAAAGTGATAGCTGCTCACGACTCTGGTGATGGCAACGGTGATTTAGTCACGATTCAACTGCCTAACGGGCAGAAGTATACATTCTTACACGGTAGAAAAGCGTAATGGGTTACGATCCAATCGGCAACATGGCCGCTGGTACAACTCAAGCTTCCCTAGACCCCGTATTACAGCAAGAGGCTTACGAGTCTAATAAGCTAATGGTGGCTGAGGAAGAGGAGCGTAAGCGGCAGCAGCAACAAATGCAAGAGCAACAAGCACAAGCTGAAGCTCAAGCTAAACAAGAACAGGAAGCTAAGTCTGCTAACCCTGTAGGTGAAGTAGGGGCTGCCGTTGTTGGTGGCCTTATAGACTTTGCTGATGATGTAGGTGAACTGGCTGGTACCATCACTGGCAATAGTTGGGAAGCTATCCCTGAAGATTGGGGTCCTCAGAATAAAACACAATGGGGTAAAGGCCTTCGTGCTGTTGTCTCTTTTGTTGGACCTACGATTGGTGTAGGTAGTCTTACTAAAGCAGGTATTCTGCAAATTACAAAACTTGCTAAGCTTGGTACCGCATCCAAAGCTGTCAGTATGCTTGGCACTATGGGTGTTGATATGGCAGCTGGTACTGCTGTAGATGCAATCAACAGTCACTCTACAGGTGATAACCTGATGAGGTTCCTTAAGGATAATGTTCCTTCTGCTGTTGGTTGGCTGCCTGATGACTGGGCTACTCTGGATACGGATAGCCCAGATGTCAAGCGTAATAAGAACATCATGGAAGGAGCAGGGTTAGGTCTTCTAGCGTCTGCTCTGGAGGGTGGTATTGCCTTTGCAAGGAGTCTTAAGGGTTTACCTCCTGGAGTCACCTTCAAGCCTAAGGATGATGCTGCTAAGGCGGCATTCAATAAGATCACAAACAAGTCACCTATGACTCGTTCTACTCATCCTCTTATTGACCGCATCCTAAAGGATGAAAACTATAGGGCACAGCATGTGGATGAGATGGCGTTAGTTGATCTTAACCAAGCTGGTGGGATTGACTACGTTGATCGCTACATGCCAAGCCTGCACAGTAAAGTCTCTGATGATTATGAGATCCTGCCCTATGCTGTGAGACCTGATGCTGTCCCACAGATGATGGTAGATGCAGCTCGTATTCAAGACGACATTGGCACCTACTATGGTCGTATGTCAAAGTTCCATACTGATGCAGCTCTTCGGTCTATGGACCTAGATGACATTGTTGGTCGTCGATTGGTGAAGGATCTGGATAAGCGTACCTTTGAACTTGGTAACTTTGAGGCTAAACTTCCTAACGGTAGGATGATGAATAGTAAGGAACTACTCAAGTCTGGTGATGAACTAGCTTTGAAGATCCTTGATCCTCGTCTTGATAAGGAAGCACTGAAGAAGGTCTTTGATGGTTATCGGGACTCTACTAAGATTGCACTTAATACTCCGTCACTGCAAACACTGAACTCTGAGGCATCAGCTGCTGCTAAGTCAGCTCTAACTGAGCTACAGAGCCTGTATCGTGAAATCCTCAGTGGTGATACTGCTAGGGCTTCTGCTTACCTGCAGACGAGTCTTGCTGGTGAAGTAGCTGATGCTTCAACTGCAGCAAGGGTAATGGGTGAAGCAGTTGATACCACCTACATGTATGAGCGTATCCTGGATAAGATGGAGCTGCTCTGGTATGAGACTGATATGTCCAGTTCTATTGCTGGTTGGAAGCTCAATAATGAGAAGATATGGCAAGAGGCTATCAAGGCACGAAACTCTAACCCTAGCGAGTTGAAGTCATTTGCTAGTGAAGCACTGGGTAAATTCCGTCTTAACAACAAAACAAAAGCTCAGCAGAACAGAACCTTCTGGTCTTCCCTGAAGCAAATGAACAGTGAAAACCCTAAGTACATCGAACCTTTGATTCGTGCTTATGAGTTGACTGATGGTAATGTCAATGACATCTACAAACTCAACAACTACATGAAGAATGTCTTAGGAGTGATCAACAAGGGTTTCCTTGATGGTCAACCTGAGATTCCTAGTCAAGTTGTTCAGGGTATGTGGGCTACCTTCTACAACGCTAAGCTCTCCTCACTGCTCACTCCTGTTAAGGCAATCGCTAACAACTTCGCTCTGCTACTGATGAAGCCTATGAACGTGGCTTTAGGTGCAGGACTGCGTGGTGATTGGCATACGATCCATAGGGCATGGGCTCAGTATGCTACTCATATGGATACGACTATGAGGGCATCTGGTGACTATATGTCACAGACGTTTAAGCGTATTGCTGCTGATCCTACTATCACTCAACGAGCTGACTTCAAGACAGTTAACAATGAGATGATTACACTGGCTAGGGAGTTTGCAGCTGCTGAAGCTGCTAAGGGTAACTACGGTGCTTCCTTTAAGGTTCAGTGGATTGACACCATGGAGAAGATCAACAACCATCCGTGGGTTCGTTACTCAATGAACTTCATGGAAGCTGGTGATGCCTTCGTTAAGTCAGCTATTGGTATGGCTGAAGCTCGTGGTCAAGCCTATGACATCCTACTTCGTGATGGACGTAAGATTACAGCTGATGCACTTCAGGAAGTAGCTAACGACATCTATAAGAAGATGTTTGATGGCAATGGTCTGATCACTGATGAAGCTGTTACTTATGCTTCCCGTGAGATATCAATGAACTTGGATAATGAGTTTGCTTCAGGTCTTGATGACCTACTGAAGAAGGCTCCTATCCTTAAGACTGTAGTCTTGTTCCCTAGGACTTCAGTTAACGTTCTTGACTTCGTTCATAAACACTCGCCTCTTTCTGTCTTCATTGGTGAAGCTCAGAAAGTGAAGGAGATTGATAATCTCATTAAGAACTCAGGTCAGTTTGATGAAGCTGCTAGGTTCCTAGCTACTAAAGGTATTAACCCTAGTGAGGACGGTATTGAGCAGGCATGGAAGACTTTCCGTTCAGAGACTGAAGGTCGTGTAGCAATGGGCACCATGATCGTTACTATGGGTGGTTGGGCGTTTGCCTCAGGTAACCTAACTGGTAATGGTAATTACGATAAACAAGTCAACCGATTCCAACAGAACGCAGGAGAGAAGCCTCTAAGGTCTTGGAGGGGCATTGATGGTAAGTGGCGTAGTTATGACGGCATTGAACCTATAGCCACCTTCCTGGCGCTTACAGCGGACATTCTGGAGAACTTTAACACTCTTGGTTCTACAGCTAGTGAACAGATGCTGCAGAAGCTTGGCTATGCAGTCTCTATGAACATGACGAACAAGTCCTTCCTGCAAGGTCTACAGCCTATCTCTGATCTTCTTAGTGGTCAACCTGCTGCACTTAGTCGGTGGGCATCTAACACTGCTAGTGTTGGTCTCTTCAATCAGATGTCTAGGATCATGATGCCTGGACTTCGTGAAGTTGATACTGACCTCCAATCAATGCTCCGCAATAAGTGGAACATCTTGGATGCTGCTGGTATTGGTAATGCTTTGCCTAAAGCGTATGATTTCATTGATGGTTCTGTGGTTGGAGATAATGACCCAATTACTAACTTCCTGAATAACACACTACCGTTTAAGACGAACTCTGATCCATCTCCTGTTAAGCAGTTCCTCATTGATACTGAGTTTGATGTTCAACCTGCTTTGAAGACATCACTAAATGGGGTGAAGTACAACGCTGAACAACGATCACGTCTTGCTCAAATTATGGGTGAATCTGGTCACTTCCGTACAGGTCTTGAGTTGTTGATGAAAGATAAACGTGTAAAGGACGATCTAATCAACATTAGAAAGGGTAGGGAGAGTGGCGTCACACAAGAGATGGCAGACCTTACTAACTCATACACCCACATCCGTATTAAGGCTCTACTGACTGCTTCATTGAACCTTGCTAAGCGTCAGCTGGCAGAAGAGATGCCTGATATTAGAGAGTCTGAATTGAGGGCTAAGCGTACCCGTCAAGCACAACGCACCAGTAATTATGGTGATGTGTTACAACTACAGAACAAATAAATGGCAATTAACCCTTGCAGTAACGTACAGATCCTTTATAAAGGTGACGGTACAACTAAATTATTCACCTTCCCATTTACATACATCGCTGAACAAGACATTGATGTGTATATGTGGAATGGTACTACAAAAGAATACGTTGAGTATCCTAGGGACAAGTGGTCTTTAGCGAATGCTACTACAATTGAATTTATTGATGCACCTCCTAAGCCGGATCCTGTAACACCACCTGCTGTAGAAGTCTTTAACATCAAGATCGGTAGGTCTACTGATGTAAGGGATATGGTTGCTAACTTCTACCCAGGCTCAGCTATCCGTGCAGAGGACCTGAATGATAACTTTGATCAATTACGACTAGCTATCCAAGAGAATAGGTGTCAGCTGTATGGCGAGATTATACACCTTGTCTCTGATGTAGCTTGGAATAAGTTTAGCATTATCAATAACCTGAGGCACGGTGATACGATCTTTGAACAAGATCAAAAAGAAGGTAGGTGGACTCGGGGCCTTAACGATAAGCATATAGCAACAACTGATGCTATTGGGGCTAGGTTAGATCCGTATGTTCAAGATACTATCCCTGCTGTAGTACCGCTACCCGGTGCTGAGCAGGAGGGTAAGACTTGGTTTGATACACAAGATCTTGTCCAACGCTTTTGGGATGCTCAAGCTAAGGCTTGGGTGACCCTTGCTAATACGGGTCCTCAGGGTCTCCCCTTCCAAACAATGGTGAGTGCTACTCAACCATTAACTAGGAACGATGGCTCACCTATCCAGAATGGTGATGCTTGGTTTAATACAACGACTGCAACGCTCTTCATTAACTATGACGATGGGGACTCTAAGCAGTGGGTGAGTACAGCCAAGGCAGGTCCTCCGGGTCCTGTAGGTCCCCAGGGTCCTGAGGGTCCGCCAGGTCCTATTGCTCCTGGTAATGGCGTTGGTATTAACGCCGCTAAACAAATCATTGTTATTGACGACGGTACTTTCTAACTTATTAAAATGGCACTTACTATTCAACAACTTCGCACTACTAATAGTGCTAACCTGCCTACTGGTCTTGAGCCTGGACAAATTGCTTTTAACATCCCTAACCGTTGGATGTGTGTTGGTAACGGTTCAAATGGTATCACTGCTAATGGTGTTGCCATCACTGCTGGTAACAAAACCGTACTTGGTGTTGCTGGTGTAACCGTTCCTGCTGCTGGTGCTGGTAAAGGCTATAACATTGTTCAACTGGATAACAACGCTACCACTGCTGTTGTCTCTGTTTCTAACACTGATGTAGCTGCTGAGACTGGTACGGCTCTGCAACAGATCTACCTTGCTGCTCAGAAGAAGACTAACCCTATTAACACGTTGAAGTCTGGAGACCAAATCATCGTCACTGATGGTGCCAATCAAGGTGCCTATGTGTCTGACGGTACGAAGGCTGTTCAACTCTCTAGTGGTGTCGCTGCGGCCACTGTACGGGCTGCAGGCAACACTGGAGGCACCCTTGGTGGTGTTTACCTGGCAAACAACTCTGACGTTGCTGAGACGGCTTCTGCAGGCCAAACAGCACCTGATCCGTCAGCTGTTGCTACCGCTGCTCAACTTAAGTCGCTGGCTGATCGGGTTGGTGCTCTTACAACTGGTACGGCTAACCTTGGTACCTATAACGCCACTACTGGTGTAGCTACGGTTAATACTTCGGGTACTGCTCGTGGTTATGCTGCTGGTAATAAAGTCTCTGCTGCTGCTAAGACGCCTCTTGCTGGTGACTTCTTCCTTGTCACTACTGCTGGCACCATTGCTGGTGAAACCCAAGCTTCTTTGAACGTTGCTGTTGGTGCTGGTGATCACCTTGCCTATGATGGTTCGGTGTGGCACGTTGTCAGCCTTGGTAGTGGTATTGCTCCTATCTTGACTGGTCTTGGTGACGTGGCTGATACGAGCATTGCAACGGTTGGTAACCAGAAAGGTGTGCTGATTCGTGATGGTGGCGTAGCTGCTGATGGTGCCGCTGGTGCCTACAAGCTTGCCAACGTGATTGATCTCGGTACGTTCTGATTCACTTTGGGGGGCTGCATAGCCTCCCTTTTTTCCTTTATTGCTGTATAGCTATGACACTCAAAGTTCAACATAAGAGGTCGGCTGTTAAAGATAAGGTTCCCCTTGTCGCTGATCTCACCTATGGCGAGATTGGTATTAACTACCACACTGATGATCCTGCTGTCTATACATTGGATAGCACAGATCAAGTTGTTAGATTGAATGAAACTAAAGCTGCTATTGGTGCAGCACCTCCTACCTTGAAACCCACAGGTAGGTTGTGGCTTAATACTAACAACGGTGTATTATATACCTATAACGGTACTGTTTGGGTAGGACAACAATCTCGCTCTTAACTAACTATGGCACTTAATTTTCCTAATACCCCAACCAATGCTCAGTCCTATGTAGACCCTAATGGTCATACCTGGGTCTATGAGACAGCTACTAATAGCTGGACAGCACAGGGAGCACCTGTTGCTGGCATGGTTTATAAGGGTCAAATTGATGTTACTACAGCACCTCCTACGGGTGCTACAACTGGTAGTGTATTCACTGTATCTACTGGTGGTACACCTAATGCAGGTTTTGTTGGCCTTCCTTCTACGGTAGCTGTTGGTGCTCAAATTATCTTTGATGGCGCTAAGTGGCAGCTTATGTCTTCCACTCAACCAGATGCCACTGAGGGTGTTAAAGGTATCGTCGAACTTGCCACTGCAGCAGAGACCACCACCGGCACTGATGCCACCAGGGCGGTGCATCCTGCAGGGCTGAAGGTTGAGCTGGATAAGAAGGCAACGAAGACCGTCACCAGCGACACCGCACCCGCTAACCCCAAGGATGGCGACCTCTGGTACGACAGCGTTAGCGGTGAGCTGTACGTCTGGTACGACAGCGATGACGCAGGTGCTGTAGCTGGCACCTGGGTGCAGGCCAACCCTCAGCCGACACCGAAGCAGGCAACAGCCAGTGTGGCTGGGGTGGATGTAAAGCTATGGAAGAAGACAGGAACGCTGCTTGAACCTGAGACAG